CTCCTTGTGGAGTGCCAACTATGGTCATTCACCAGACTATGCACGTCTTTTGACGTGTCTAACGTGAACCCTTAATTGGGTTCAGTGTGTATGAATACGAGAACTAGGACTGGTTACTTAGTTTACCCAAAAACTACTTTGTCTTTTAGACGAAGTATCCATGGTGTAGACGACGTAGGGGATAACTTCCCGAACCGGTTTGACGTCCAATTCCCCCAGAGCATAGCGTTTACGCGTACTTTTGAAGTCGCGTCTGCGCTACCATCTAAGGGTCATGGTACGTTCAAATCCTGGAACAACTTCGAACATTACGCTCGCAGTTGTGAGCCAGAGTCACGACCATATCGGTGGGCCACTCAGAGATACACGAACTTTGCGCCCGATCAGGCGCATGTAACGGTTACCTCTTGGCCCGGCTCCGGTTGGTCTTTTAGTTGCCCGTATGGTAGCTGGGATTCTCCATATAATGGACTTCCCAGTCTGTATCTACCAACTTCGAGTGGGTTTACCCACATCGAATCCAACGAGACTGTACTTAGGGATGAAGCTTTTAAAAGCCTCCTCCCTGGTATCAGACCTCGTTTGAGTCTCCTTAACTCGATTTACGAGCTTAAGGATTACAAGACGTTGTTACATACAGCCCGCCGAATCAAGGACTATCAGAATTACTGGAAACAGTTAAATCTGCGTGGTCCCCTTAAGTCCTTAGCCCCTAAAGGCCGTAGGACACTTCGGAAGGTACTTGGTCTAGTGTCGGATGTTTATTTGCAAACGCAATTTAACATCCTACCTCTATTAGCTGACATTGAGGCTTGCCACAAGTCGCTAATTAGCTTCAATACTCTAGTGAACCGTTTACTAGAGGATGAAGGCCGCCGTAAGCTCCAAAGATTACAATGGAGCCTAAAGAATACCTACTCTGATGAAAATCAGGAAGATATTCTTCGTGGATACGGTACCGCGGGATCTTCATCCCCCGGTCCAGACGAATCTGTTGGGCTAAATAAAGCTTACAGATTCGTACGTTACCCCGAAGCGGTGTTTAATGCCCAAATGGAGTATTCATATACTCTTGATGGGTATCCGAAGGAATTCCTTCGGATCTCTGGCTTACTCGACAGTCTCGGGGTTAACTTTAACCCTGTTATTATCTGGAACGCCATTCCGTGGTCATTCGTAGTTGATTGGATTATCGGTGTAAACCGATTCCTCGATCAATTCGAATCCCGGAACATTAAACCTAAAACCACCATACACCGTTGGTGCTGGAGCTATTCAGTCGTACGTAACATCACTCTTTTAAAAGACGTGAATGTTGCTACGTATTGGACTGCTCTGTCGGTACCAGTCGCGAAGCATACTGAAAGTGCGTATAAACGCTCTAACAGTACTCCTTCGCTTATTACTGCCATTACTGGCAGCGGGCTCTCCTTGAAGGAGTTTAGCCTGGGTGCGGCACTTGGAGGCTCTCGCCTCTAGTGTAACCACCAAACCAATGGCCCTCTGTCCTTATACAGAGAAGTACAGCATGTTACCAACAACGCTAAACACGAATGAAGTAAAGAATGCTGCCGGAACTGAAGTTGAATTCAGTCGCCGGCGCACAGCCGAATCGCTCGTTGAGTTTGCTGCAAGCACCGAAGTGCCCAGCAAACCTCATCGTATCACCGTTTCACAGAGTGAAATCAGTGAAGGAACCGCTCGACGTCGCCGTACGCTCGTCCGCATCGACAAATCATTTGCCGGTGAGGTTGATTCGACGGCTATCGTTAAGGGCTCCGCGTACGTAGTTGCTGATCTCCCCGTTGGGGCGATGAACACTACGACCGAATTCGCTAACATCCTCGCGGAATTGCTTAGTCTTTGCGCTTCTCAAGGCGCATCGACGACAATTCTGTATGATGGTACCGGATACGGTGCGGCTGCGTGTATCAATGGAACTCTTTGAGCTCCATTAATACATAATCTGCTATACTACTTACTACCACTGTGACGTTATGGGTCTTCTCTAATCGAGATTTCCCCACGCCTCCGTTAAGGAGTTCACTTGACCCGCGGTATAAGCCTCAGATCCATATACTTTATAGTGTATGTTCTCTGAGAAACTTTGACCTTGAGGTCGCGTGCAACAGGGTATCCAAAGGTACTCCAAGCTCAAATAGCCAAAAGAGCCTCTGGGGACAGGTTCGAAGTCTTATTCTAATTGAATAAGTAACCCGAGTAAGTAGGTAGCTAGCATTCGTTAGAATCGTATAGCGTTGACATGCTCTAGGAGTACTACCATATGGTGTACAATAAGAGCCTAGATGAAGTAAAACTCATCAGTGCCATGCTATGCGACCTTCAAACGTTGCATAGTGCGGTATTCGACCAACGATCAATAAGAAACACTATCCAAAAGATAGTGAAACGTGTTGATCGGGAGGGAATTGGTTTTCTAACCAAAACCCTTCCCCGTCTAGGTAAAGCCTTTACAAAGGCCTTATCTGGAGAACACATGTTGGACTCTGCTAGTCTGGCCTTTGAAAGCCTGCCTAACAGTAAGCTACCTAAATTTTTAGGTGAGCTTTTCCAGTGCGTGTTCTCACACGACGGTATGGTGTTACCAACACCATGCACCAACAGCATCCGTTCTATACGGGATATCTGTTACTTGTTTTACAAGTATGATATACCGTATTCATTGGACGCAGAACAGGACGTTCTTCTACAGTTTATCCAAACTGAGAAGGACATTGCCGAACATGACAACGTGTTTAATCAATTGGCTAATAGCCTCTTGGCTGACACGCTGGATAATGATAGCCCTAACGGTCTTACGACCGATTGTGAAGCTACTGGAAGAGCTCTTAAAGAGTTCCGCCCAATAGTAACACGGGACATCATCCGTCGCGCAAGAAGGCTTCTTAATGAAGTCTTCTTGAACTTCGATCCGACAGATATTATACCAAGGCACGGACCTGGAGCCGTCTCCACTAAGGAGAAACTCTGGGGTAAGTACTACTGGCGTAATATTCCTGATCGTCTCGCATCTATGTATCCTATTGATTCGTATTTCTACGCGTCTCTAGGGCATATATGCGATTCCCGAGAGGAGATTTTCTCCCTCGGTAGTCGAGAGGATTTCGCCCAGGTTCTCCTGGTACCGAAAGACTCACGCGGTCCTCGCCTTATCTCTTGTGAGCCCCTGGTTTTCCAGTGGATCCAACAAGGGTTGGGGCGTAGTATAGTCCAGCATGTTGAATCTCATCCTCAAACGAGGTATGAGGTTCATTTCACAGACCAACAGCCCAATCGTCTAGCGGCCCTATTCGGGTCAGTAGACGGTCGATACTCTACCCTCGACCTCTCTGAGGCCTCAGATAGAGTATCCGTTGGACTGGTTCGCGTGTTGTTTCCAAGTAAAGTTTTACCTTACTTGTTAGCAGCACGTAGTCTAGGAACGAGGATGCCTGACGGCCGTAGATTAAATCTCCGTAAGTATGCGCCGATGGGGTCAGCTTTATGCTTTCCCGTGTTGGCACTTACCATATGGAGTCTACTGCGCGCCATGTATCCTGATGCAGGTCCCGACGAAGTCGGGATCTTAGTGTATGGTGATGACGTGATAGTTCCAACGGCTCACGCCGCGAAGGCTATCGAACTTCTCGAAGCATTTGGGTTGAAAATCAACCGCGCTAAGAGTTGTACATCAGGATTCTTTCGAGAATCTTGTGGCATGGATGCCTATAAAGGTATCGATGTCACGCCCTTGCGTATTCGTAAGGGGATGTCGTCCTCACCTAGCCCTGAATCCTATACCTCGTGGATTGCTTATGCAAACCACTTTTGGGATAGGAAGTACTTCAAGACCTACGATTTAGTCGTAGGGAGGCTACTTGACATTTATGGTCAAGTCCCCTCGAAGGATCTCCAATTGGATGTTCCTTCTCTGTACGAAGTACCCAAAGACAGACAGCATTTCGGGCGTCGAGTAAACACTGCTCTACAGAAAGTAGAGTATTATGTTTTCGACACTCGCTCTGTTGTCATTCGAAAGAACATTCCGGGTTGGAAGATGTTACTGAGGTATTTTACCTCCGAACCATCAACCTCTCCATTGTGTTTCTTTCGAAGCTCCACCGCCGTGGATAATCGGCGGGTCGCTGGATCCACTACTCTTTTAGAGAGTGAATCCTTCTCGGTCAGTTCATACACGAAACGAAGCG